CGTATGAATCTCCACTTTCGATGGACGATCGCGTCATCAACTTTTTCAAATACAGTGCAGCAGAGGGCTCATCGCCGCCATCGCCATTTTTTATTCGTGTCTTTGGGACGGTCCAATCAGCGGATGCGTGTGCGCACTTAGATGTGGTGTTTTCGGGCACCAGCACGGGTGTTTTGACCAAAAGAGCCAGCATGCGTGGCGCCATGAGCACTGCGTTTCAACTGCGGTTCTATAAACATGTATCCGATCACTCCTTCATGGGCTACATTGTCATGAGCGACCTTCCATCCTCGATGGCATATTCTCTGAACTTCGAGACGTCTCATGTCAATGGATACGACACATTTACATATAACGATGCCGCCATAATCGACACTACCTCATATAGTATTTACTGGAATGCACACGAAAATTTTGATGCGGTGGTGGATGACAATAATCTCATGGGCATTGGGACGAGCTTGCCACTTGCAAAATTGCATGTTGCAAATGCGAGCAGTGCCGCTTTGAGATTGCAAGGAACTACTTCGGAACACCCTATCCTCGAAATCACCCGCACATCATCGACAACGCCCTACGTCACCGTCAATCAACTTGCGTACATTGGCATCGGTACGACGCAACCATCGTCCGCCCTCCATATTCAAAACCAGGACTTGAAGGTCATGAGTGGCAACGTAGGCATTGGGACGCTCCATCCTCAAGAGTCTTTTCATGTGTATAACAATGCCCAAATAGATGGGCTGTTGTATGCCTCTAAGATTGCGGGAAATGTTGGCATAGGAACAACGATTGCACCTCACACCCTTCACGTGCATGGCGAGGCCTACGCCACCACAACTTTTGGACAGAATGTCGGAATTCTTGAAGGCAATGCATTTCGCGTGTATCCCAACATGGATCCCATTCAGAATGACGCATCTAAGTTGATTGAGGTAGCGGACAACCAAGTGCATATATGGACGCCGGGAACCGACCCGATGCCCTCGGAGAAAGTAAGTATCATGCCGACAGGAAACGTGGGCATTGGTACGACGGCACCCATGTCCAAACTGCACGTAATTGGCTCGGAAATTGTATCTCAAACCCTTGGCATTGGGACGTCGATCGCCCGCGCCACACTGCACGTTGGTGGCGATACGCTAGTCGAAGGCCACATACTTCCCTCCCAATGCAACATTTATAACCTCGGGAGCCCAGAAGCACGCTTCAAAGACCTTTATATTTCTGATGCCACAATCGACATCAATGGCCTTGAGTTAAAGAGCCTTACGGGTAACACGCTTTACGTGGTCGGCAATCAACTGCAAACATTTCCGAGTGCCACTCAAACATTTGCATACACGAGCACGTCGAACATTGAGTACCCACCCCCTGTCCCACTCCTTGCTTTCGAGCTCGACAATGCAATAAGCCCCATTCAAAGCATACATTCGGAGACATATGGCGTGTATGCAGCGATCAACGGACAAGACGAGCAAAGCGAGTATCGTGTGTGGGCAAACTCCATTCGAAATTATGGTGAAGTGAATGAGCAATCGCCATACTTTGCCTTTGACCAAAACCCCAACACACGATGGGAATCGATTGTCTCGTTGCAATATGGACAAGACCCATCTGGTCCCTTCACAACGCCGACATTGACCATTCAACTCCCCGCCCCCATTGTTCTCTACACATATGCCATCACCATTCGTGCAGATGCGGGGTATTTGGGACAGTCACCCATGAAATGGCGTGTTTATGGTCTTGTGTCCGTGGGTGCGACACCGACCTTGATTGAAACCAGAACATTGCCTTCCGAATCCTGGTCCCATCCGGGGGAGACGCGCATCTTCCTGAATGCAACGCCCTCACCTTCGTCTTTCCCCATCTATCAATTCGAGTTCTTACAAACGGTAGGAACGAATTCAGTTTCCATTGCAAACATTACCTTGTATGCCCGTCATGTCTTTGACATCAACGTTGAACACCATGATCACGTGAGAAAATTGATACATTCGTCGGGTAATTTTACCGAGCACTCTATTGAAACCATTCTATCTCCATCCTTAGAACTCCCGACGACCAACATGGCCGTACGGCTCGAGGCGTCAAGTTTCAACAAGTACGCAGACGCATCCGCATCTACGCCGGTTCAAATTCGAACTTGGAACTCCGCATTCTGCTATGCGACACCGGAAAGCCAGTTGCCCATGTTGCACGTCAATGGCGGCTACAATAATGGGGCATTCATAGATTTAATTTCTGAAAGCGGGCATTTTATTCATCTTCCCGTCTTCCAACTTACAAGCTCGTTCATCATTACGGCCTTTTTCAAATTCGTTGGCACTCCCGGTCCCCTATTTGACCTCGGCAACGGTGTTCTTGATAACAACGTGGTTCTTTCTTTGAAAGAAAACAACCATCTTGAATTAGCCATTTACAATGGCGCATCTCTGACCCATACAATAACGTCATTAGAAGTAGAATTATCGAATGAATGGATTCTGATTACCGTACTTGCCGACAGTGAAACTATAAAAATTGCTCAAACCACCGCTGAAGGTTCCAAAATTATAGCGAACAGTGTTGTACTTCAGCCGATTCCAGTTATTCCGCGAAAAGCGGCACGTGTAGGCGCGTCACATATTGCATCTAGCACGGGCACCACAGGTACGAGTATGCAATTGGGTGCATTTTACATTTTTACGGATAGCATACCCGATTATCAACTCGTTTTGATATATAAATACATTTGGGACGCAGGAAAGGCAACGCGAACAACCACGGACGCTGGCCTCCGCACCTTCATAGAATCAAATCGTCTTTCCTCATTCGCCTCCGAACAGTTGGCCACATCCACGACGCCAAGCAAATATCATTTTACATACCCCAATGGCTTTGTGTCACTTGACCAAAAACACCATGGCAATATTACGTTCAGTGATACCGTAACGGTCGGAAAAGATGTCGAGATTCATGGACATATGATGTCTTCCAATGTCACTGTAGTAGGAACTCTGACGACATCAAATCTAAATGTCCTCAATCAGTTTTACTACAATTATGATTCCGAGATGGTGCGCACAAATCTTCAAGCGCAACCTATAACGCGCACCTTGCAAGTCACATCGGACACGATGCAATCCCAAGAGTTCCTCATCGACGGTATTTTCACCTTTTCTCCAAACAAGGCACACGTGTGTGTGAATGGCATAAAATTAGCTTACCTATCTTCATCCAACCATGATTACAATGTTACCTATAACATTGCATACGATCAAGCAAAAACGCTAGTGACGGTCGCTCTTATGCAACCGATCTATCGCGGTGATGTGTTTGATGTAACTTTGTGGCCGGAGCTTTTATACGAGGATAGCGAACTTCGTCCGGGACTTTTAACACAAAATATTGAAATCAACCCATCCCAATGGCTTTTACAATTATCTACGAGTAATTTAACATTTTCTGGAAACGTGGGCATTGGCCGTAGATTGGATGTTGGCCAAGGTCTCGCGGCCGTGTCGGAAGATGCATTGGTGCGATTGAACCTTCAGCAGCCTTGGGCTTTTCGCCCTTACGAAAATCAATTGCAATTTTTCGCAGAAGAGTTTGGCACTGCATTCTCGATTGTAAATAGCCTCAATGAGAACATTGCTACGTTTGCATCTCGCGGATACGAGTCCATTAACCTCAACGGCGTCGGCATTGGAACAACTGTCCCGATCCAACCATTGCATGTGCATGGTGCTTCATTTTTGAATGGCAATGTCGGCATAGGTACGGCCCAAGCGACGCATGCACTTCATGTACATGGGCACGTAAAAGCGAATGATATTTATGCCGAAAAAGTGTTTTCAAAAAACTCATTTGCAACATTGAGTGACTTACCATCTGCGACGCAGTACCCAGGAATGTTTGCGTATGTAGTAGGAGAAAGTAACGCATATGTGGCTGCCGTGGATTCATGGAAAACAATCGCCCCCGACGTTGCCACTGTTCCCACTCCCACTCCCGCCGCCCCGGTAATTCATGCATCATGGACATTTGCGAGCGGGTCTGGAACTTCGTATTCAGTGACTGGAAGTGGTATTACGCCGGACAATACCGAGAACCCAACATTTTATGTCGTGCGTGGGTTGAGGTACAGTTGGACGAATGCAACGGCGAGTCATCCGGTTGAATTGGTTATGGACGATGGAAGCCCCATCTTAGCCACCACTCTTCTTACATCAAGTGGTGCTACGTCTAGCATCGCCAGCGAGGGGGAAACATTGACCTTTGAGATTCCTTTGAATGCCCCTACCGGAAATACATACCGATACAAATGCACAGTTCATGCACCGATGACTGGTGTTCTATCAGTCGTTTAAAAAAAACTCAATTTGCACATGAGTCCATGAGTCCATTAGCAGCATGTTGTCTCGATTGTGTAGATGTCATCTGGTGGGAAAGCAACCACTCCAAACATTGTAATTGCAATGAGGGTACATGTCATGCCGACGAATCTGCAAATGCGATTTGATTTATTGTGATCGTTTTTTGAAACACTTCCATGCGTACGTGCGACATATTGCGATGCACTGCTAGAAGTGTCTTCGTCATCCTCATCGTCGTCTTCTTCGTCCCCGTCCTCGTCCTCGTCCTCGTCCTCGTCGTCTGCATCATTGCCGTCATCGTCATCGTCCTCGGCATCTTCGCCCTCGGCCTCGGCTTGCACAATCCATTTCTTAGACACGAGAGACTCGTGCATTGGGACGGCCTTTCTATTTTCGGCATTGAAGTAGTCAAGGCATTCACGAAGCAAGATGTTGCGAATGGCGTGGCGCACTGCGTTTTTGCTACGTTTCAAAGTCTGTGTCATTTTTCTGTAAGAAAAACCATTCATATACATGACGTTTAGGTCATCGATATCCTCGGCACACCACGGTGTTCCATTGTTGCTCATTTACTCTTCTTAGCGGATTTAGCTTTAACTCCCTTTCTCTTACCACCACCCGTAGATGTGGTGGCGATATAGGTGGGGGGAACCAATGATCCATCCGATCCAGCGGGGGTAATAGCACCATCACTTCCTGCTGTGCCCGATGTAAAGGGTGATGTGTTGGTGTATTTCATTGCCGTCGCCTGGTCGTTTCCCATGTTATACACGTCACGGCGCTGTAGAAGTTCCGATGTGTTCATTACGTCGGCGTTTAGCATTTCGAAGAAACCACCCGACTGTTTCTTAGAGCCCTGCATTTTCACAAGGCACTCGCGCGTTGCATCGACGTGCTTCAGCGCCTTTTCAAGAGCGCCTTCCACACCTTTGCGACCCGCATGCGCAGCGGTAAGCGCACGCACTACCTCTTTCTCAAGGCACTCGAGCTTTTTGAGGGATTTCTTAACTTCAGCCATTTTATTTCTATTTCTATTTAATGTCCGCACATTAATTTTACGGCAATGTGTGTTCGCGAATGACTTGACGAGGGGCGTCATATGCACTTGGCGACATGAATGCGAAATACGGTGCTTTCATTTCTCCTTTGTTGAAATTATATAATACACGGGTCATCTGGTCAATCGTTTTGTGAAAGGTTTCAATATTCCCACGAAGGACATTGTACGGGTGAATGCCATATGTATGACGCAGTTTAGGAGGGACAACAAGATACAGACTATAGAGCAGTTCCTTGACAGCGTCGGCAAGATCCACAAAAATGGGCACATGCTCGCGTGCCTTGACGCGCTTGGACAAAATATACGAGTACGTTTTTTGGAGTTTGTCCATATGAACGATGATATCTTGGTAGCGGGACTTGTCGAATATTTTCACAAACTTCAAGTCATTAATGATATCAACAAATGTTTTGTTTTTACCGACATGTTTAAGACCTTGTCGTGGAATACGCGTGACTTCAACCACGTCGCTTATAATCTCTTTGTGTCCCATTTTTGCACGTTCTTGAATGTCATGAAACGATGCATGTGCAGACTTTTCAGATTTTTCGATGACCTTACTTTTTTCAACAAGAAACATGTACGCAACTAGAGCCCAAATTGACGCAATAATTAATGCAAGTAGAATGTCGGTTCGAGCGGATCTCATATAAAAAAACGCAATGGATCCGAAAATGACAAAGATCCATATGTCCGTTTTTACGTGTTCAACATACATTCGCCCTCTGCTCTCCCGTTATAAAAATAATTCGCATTTTATGCAGCACTGTCTATAAAGTACAAAATGAAAGAGATGACCACAAGCCAAATTCCTACGAACAATCGCCGACTCGGTTCCGTGAATAATAAAAGCACAGAACGTCTGAGTTGCGTTGAACTCATTTGATGACGCTCACTCACTAATTTTGAAATATCCTCGACAATATCCACAGCAGTTCCGACCGTGCGGCTTAAAACCTCTCTTACCGATAAGTCCATTATAGTGCTTTTTGGATTTTTGTCGGCGGGAATGCTTTTTGGAAACTCCTTTAAAAAATCTTTCATGACCTCGACATTTTCTTCGGCGCGCACGTCTTTGCTCAGGAAGCGGTTTTCGTTCAACTCTTTAAAAAGAGATTTTGCATCCTTAGCAGCCATGCTCGCCCGCCCTTTAATTCATGGAAATATATATTTACAATCCATACGATCAAATGGTGTCCATCATATCGACTTGAGCAAGTAGGTGGCGGCGGCAACAGTAGCGTGTGAGTCCAAGGTCATTCAAGATATCGCCTTTTGTTGCAGCATCAAAGTGCTTATATTTTGCAGTGGCCTCGCCCCCAGCCGCCTCCACCTCCTTTTCGCGCTGTCGGCCCTTCTCGACGAAATATTCGTACTTGTCGGCGAGCACTTTACCACACGTGAAGCAACGAATCGGAATAATCATTGCAAATGATTACCTTATTTTACCTCTATACAAGTTAAATCATTATTTTATATACCGAATCATTTTTTGGGCCATAATAAAAATAAAATAGTCATCATCAATTAAAAATCTCGAATCATACGGTACTTGGTGCGGTATCGCCAATCGGCAATTCGTGCAACACCATCACTGTGTGTATGTAGCGCGGCACCATAGTGCCAGCCATTGTCGAGTGTTTGAATACGGAACCCATCCGTGAGCATTCTCAAGTGCGCCTCGTTGATGCATGTGCCATTGATGCAAAAGTCCTGGTTTGTGGAGAGACGGCCTTGCACATTCATGTTGCCATTTCCGCCCCACTCTTTTCCAACCACCACGCCACTTTTGTTCAAGATGTACAATAATTCGCCTCCATCGACGTGCATGCGACCAGGCGTATGAAGTCGCCCACCGTTTGCGACAATCATTCCATTGACACGTGCATGGCGCCCGACGCTAATGTCCCCAATGTTATTTGTGTTTCCACGAAGTTCCGTGTCGCCTCGAATGTAATTTTTGTTGTCTCCCGGCCAAGGGAAATGAGACCACCAGTTATGCGGGTTGTGTTCGCTCACCCCTCCTTTGAAGGCGTTATCGTTGCCATGGAATTCGGATTTGGTTGTATTATATAATGTTGGTGTCCATAGTTTTCCGGCGGCAACACCGCCATGATATCCCGTATTGCCAGCGTCAAAAACGCGGAGCCAATCGTCATTTCCATGTGCATCGCCGACACCCGAGAGTAGGAATTTATTGCCGAGCTGCAGGCGATTTAGCTTTACACGTTCCGTTTGATCGTCGAGGCCCACGCCTGTTGGTCCGCGGGCGCCAATGTCACCTTTGTCGCCCTTTTCACCACGGATGCCCTTGTCGCCTTGGAGTCCTTGAGGTCCAAGAGGACCGACGGGTCCAATAGGACCGATCACCCCTTGATCCCCTTTCTCCCCTTGATCGCCTTTCTCCCCAATGGACCCACGTGGGCCTATGAGACCTGTACTGCCAATTTCACCCATGGCACCGGTTTCGCCCTTTGAACCAGGAGGCCCACGTGGGCCGACACCACCTTGTCGTCCAGTCTCGCCTTGAGGCCCCGATGATCCGGGCGCTCCCGGAACACCGGCTGGACCAGCGGGACCAGGTATGGCTTGATCAATGGTCATGACAATTTTACCATTGGATTTTAGGTTTCCCAAAACGTTCAACTCGCCAGATACATCGAGCTTTTGCGCATTTATCGTCAATTGCCCGGCATTGGCTGAAGAGATGGTGGATGTGCCCACCTTGAATCTATTTGCAACGACTTCGCCACCTGCATTGATTAGCATAGCATCGCCACTCCCACCTGCTTTGCTGACACGAAACATGGGTTGATTACCGGCGCCCCCAATAACTTTTGTGCTACCTTGCAAAATAATGTTCTTGTCGTCGCGGAAGGGTCGCAAATTCGTATTACCGTTGTCATCTGTTGTGGCAATGCATATGTTTGTTATTGGATCACACACATTGACGGCAAACTTTTCCGTCAAGCGTTTCAATGCCGCACGGCGCCGTTCGCGTTTTGATCGCCCGCCTGGAAGAAAGCGACGGGACAAGAAGCCGATGGTAATGACTATAAATATTAACATGAGAATCCTAGGTCCCATCTTGGCGCCTTCAATGCCTCTACAGTAGTGAAAACTTTAAAAAAAGATACCCCTCCCTCCCCTCCATGTCCCTTATTAAAAATTACCATCATTCAATGCATCCTCGTCCATTTCATCGGCGTCTCCGTCGGTTGGTGAGAATACCACCATGTCATTGTCGGCGAGCGCTTGGGCGTACGGATTTTCATCGGGAATATCGTCGATTGTCCCGTCAGCACTGTTAGCATTGTTAAGCGCCGATTCAATGACATCGAACATTTTGAGTTGCTTCAACTCGCGCATATCGTCCTTTGATCGAGACGGCATATTTTCATACTTGGCAATCTTTTCAGTCTTTTGCGATTCGCGCATGCGCGTGATGTAGTCAAACAGTTCTTTTTGTGTCGGCACTGCGCTTTGTCCGAGCGAAGCTGCAATGGCATTCACAGAATGCTTATATACATTGAGCAATATCCGGTTGTCGAGGGCTTGTAAATTCACCATGTCCTCGGCATTGACAATCACAATTCCTCCCGCCTTATCCGGCTCACCTGGTAACAACATGGCTCGGTAGAAGAGAATAATTGCAAACTGTTGGACTTCGTTATAATCTTCGTCGTCAATCACGCACCTTTGCGCTCTCAAAAATGACCGCATCTCGATTATTTTTTGGATGCTGGTTTGAAGGACGCGCACGATCATAATCTCACCATCGTCGTCATATTTGACTTTGAGTTTATGTAGGTTTATGGTCAAAACGTTCATGAGGTCGATGATACCACTGACGGTTGCATTTGCAATTTTGAGTTTGATAGATTGCAGCTTTGCCTTATCGGACACATTGGCTCGCAAGTGCGCCTCATACCTTTCAGATAGCTTTGGCATATCTTTGGCATGAATGTTTAGAGTTTTCAAATACTCATAGTATGGTGATACATCATCTTTAACAATGCTTATTGCATCAGGTATGCTTTTCATTGAATCATCCAGTGGGCGCGGTTTCGGGGCATCTCCTTCTTCTTGTGCGCTGATCCATCCCAATTTGGCAAGGTTTTGCTGCGATCGCACTTTTAATTTATAGTGGTCCGCAAAGCGGCTTTGTCTTTTCATTAGAATGTCGCTTATTTTGTCGAGCGCACTGATGTCTGAGTATGCCTTGAAATTCTTATTTAGGCTCTGCGTGCAGCATGTATTTTTGAGTGACATGAGTGATCCCAGGCGCGGTCCCGCTTGAGAGGCGATGATGCTGGGTAGATTGATCAATGCAGCCTTGTATGCCTTTATGTGAGTTGAGTCATAGCTGACCAGCTTTCTCAAGGTTGTAATGTGAGAACTTACACGATGTTTGCGATCGGCTGTAACTAAAGCCTGTAAGCGCTCATTCCAATCGTTTTGCAGGACGCCTGTTATTGTAGAAAAGTACTTGGACGCATAAAGCACGATTGAATTTGCTAGGCGATGATCCGGTTTGCTGACGATGTCGGTAAAATACGTGCGCCAAGGTGAATTTTCTGGCTCCCAAAGAAATCGAATGGAGCACATTAGAAACACGAAAATGCCGGCATCCTCTTGAAAATCTGACATTGGGGGTCCGTGGAATGCCCAAAGTGGTTTGCATCCATAAGAAATGGGATCAAGTGACGATTGGCCATTGGAAAATGCCGTCTGTAATTCAATGATCCACCAAGTGATACCCAACATAAAGCCGCTGACCATTCGCGTCTTGAAAGTTGTATTGATCTCTTTCAATTTAGCTTGTAGGTCGTCTTCAATCTCAGGGGCAATGACATCTTGCACATTTATTTGATTTGACAAAAGCATTTTCATCATTTCATCCGAGAAATGCAGACCAAACTCCTTCTTGAGTTCAAACATCCGCGACGTTACTTTAAAGTTCGCATTGAACATTTCGGTCATTTTTACAAGGTCAATTGGGAGCTGCGAGGCATGTGATAGCTCGTTGAAATATCTTAATAAAAGGACCACATGCTCACGAACCGATGCATTGATGTCATTTACATTTACAATTGTTGCAATACCGAAACCTTCGTCATCGAAATCGGATATGAGTGTCTGTTCTGCGTAACTCTCATCGCCGCCGTCAAGCGCGCCCTCCTCCATCACAAAATCCGAATGGTGTTGCTCGTCAGCAACCATGCCAGCTCCCACATCCTCAAGGAAGAATGTTCGCGTGCCTTGTTTTCCTTTGTATTTAGCCTCATATGTACGCACGAGGGGCGCGTGTTCGTCTTTGAGAGACATGCGAAGGCGCTGCATGCTGGCCGTCATCTCTTCCAACCCATTGAATCCATCCATCTTTCCCAAATCCCGAACAAATGTAAAAGCTAACTCCATGTTACGTTTCTGAATCATGATCTGCAAATGCTCGATCGCCACTTCGAGGGTAATATCACTATTTGGCTTTATGAGGGCATTAAAGAGCGCATAAGGAGATTGAAAGTGGGCGCGATTTGTTTTAGGAGATATCACAGGATGATCCGAAATAATGACTTGGTACTCCTTTGCCTTTTGTTTGTATTCATCTAATGTGGGCTCATAGTCTTTTGCGATGCGTTGGATGATCTCAACGGACTCCAAGATCGATTGATTTACCTTGCGGACACGGGGCATGTAGTTCGTTGCTTCCGAGCTTTCGATATCAAGCGGCTTTTCGAGGTCGGCGAGCTTCATGAGGTGGAAGAAAATCACCATCTGTTGCATATGGTTCAGCTCGTCAAGTGCAACGCCCTCGTGCTCATACAGAAGTTGTCCGAGGGAATGGAAATTTAAAACCTCAGTGATGTGTTTGATAAAACCATTGATATCAATCTTATTCCGCTTTTCAAGATGTCTTTCAAGTGGCTCATTCAACTCGTCAATATCTTCAAAGGATAAGATGGTCTGTTTGAATGAATTATCCATGCGTTCGTGGAGGAGTGCGGTGCGATTTCGTGAAGGATCTACGGTTACTTTGAAGAACCCATTGACCTGAAGGTGAGAATTGTCACGTTTTAAGACACGGACTTGGCTCGACATGTCATCACCGCCAAGAGACACATCAATGTCTTGTTTTGGCGTCCAATGGTTTTCATCGGTTATATACGAATCAATCGGCAAGTAGAGATTATTAAGAGTATTTTGGTTTTGAGCAAAATTTTGCTTCGGATCCATGTCGGCCAATACTTGCTCAAGGTCTTCATTGTCCTTGCGTGAGCCTTCGATAAATGGGATTATACTTGCTTTTACATATTTCTCTGCTTGAAGCTTTTCAATGTGACGCTTAATAAGATTGTAGTACGAATGGGCTTTCGCATGAAGTAGAGATTCATCCACATCGGATTGTAATAAAAGATTATAGATGGTAGTGACTAGATCTTGATCACTGTATGCGTTGAAGAACGGGTCCTCAAGAATCTTATCACCAAGGCTTTGAATGATTCGAATTTCAATTTCGGGCACGGTTTCATTTACACGCACCCACTCCTCTTCTAGCAAGTCGGGTTTCGCTGCACTTTCGGCCTCGCCCTCACCTTCGCGCGCCTCCTCCACGGCGCCATCGGTCTCCGCTGCGCCGTCGGTCATCGACGCATCGTTTGGTTGTGCAATGAGCCGTTCGACATCGCCTCGAATTTCGTCGTCGGACATGGTCCCTCTATTTCATCGCAAGCTTTATTTTTATGGCAAAGCTACAAAAGAAAACTAAACAACATTTCATGCGACTTATTTCATTTGAAATGAAGACCATTCAAGCTTGACCTCTTCAAGTTTTGCTTTAATATCGCTACAGTGCTTGATAAAGGTTGTGACGTAAAGATCTTCGGGGGCTTTGTCATTGCCAACATCTGCGTCATTGCCTCCGTCCTCTGAATTCTCCGCCTTTGGCTTCAAAAACATGCGGAAAAGTACCTTATGATCGAGCGGATGTGGGCAAACATATCCACAGTATGACATGTTGTAATTGCCGATGGGCTCTTTTTGACGGATATAAGTGTCATACATTGTGGATTGAAGGATGTGACCGATGGTATCATCTTCTTTTTCAATTGTAAATTCGTAGCCGGGCATTGTATCGCACCATTTACGGGTAATCTTTTCACTCGGCTCATTGGAAAGTTCTTCGATGATAGTTGTCATACGGAGATTCATGACATCAATGGCCTTATTTATGAGGTACATGGGCGCAAGGCTAGTCTCGCATTCAAGCTCGAAGAGAAATGCAATCGGGTCGCCATACTTGTTCTTAATAAACGTGCGCTCCTTTTGAAGAATGTCGGTCACACCTTGTTCCTTGATTGCCAATGCGTCTTGCATAAAGCTGAGTGTGCAAAGGGAGACGGGGCTAAACGATGCATGTTCTCGGGCAGTCGATTGAACGGGCGATGCTTCAAACTTGAGAACCTCGCCTGCACGCAGCCGCGTGATCAGAATATGCTCCTTCGTAATTTTATTTGCCGGGAACCAGCGCTCGATTTCATTTTTTGTTGCGTCAATTGTTGTGACCACGACATCCGCCACCGCACCAGCCACACCCGCCTCATCTTCGGGCGCCGTATTTTCGGCCGCCGTTTCGACTCGTACGGTAGCAGCCATATGTTTGGTAGTCACGTTTATCACGTCATTGCCATTGTTTTTAACGTCCAGGAAAAATGTGTATTTACCATCTTGATATGCTTCTAGCTCGGTGTCATTAAAGTGAATCGGGAGCAGGCCAATGCGATGCGTCATGAATTCGTTATGAAGAGGACCTGAATTCGCCAAGATGCGCACACTTGTACCGCCCTCGCCCTCACTCTCGCCCTCACCTCGAAATCCCACCATAGGAATATCGGTCATGATGGCGCGACGCAAACCATTGACGATGGAGAGATCAACATTATGAATTTCGAACGAATGGCGCTCAGCTTTTTCGTCGTATTTGTAGTTCCGAAACATGGTTGTATATGTCTTTGAGCTTCCTATTAATTTAACAGAATCAATTTTTAAGCCACGTGCGTTCAATACATATAATGAATATTCCGCCTTGAAGAACAGAGGGAATGATATTATTTTATAGCATTCATTGTCCGCACTGCTCTATGTTATTAGACAGTGTGAAGCGATATGACACAAATGGGGCCGTAAAATTATGTTGTGTGGAACAAATACGAAAATCGAATCCTAAAGTACTGCAACGAATTTCCATGGTACCGGCACTAATTTTATCACCAACAGGAGGATCAAAAGAGATATTATTTGGAAAAGATGTTTTTGACTTTTTGCTTTTGCCAAACCGGGGGCGTCTCATGCAACCGAGCTTGTCTAAAAAAGAAGAATCACCACAATCAATCACTACATCCGCACCCATCAACGTCGTGCAAGACGGACCGGATGGGTTCGAGCTCACAGCATCTGCAGGAAACTTTACGTTTATTGAGAACGAAGCCGAGATTCCGAATGCACTCGGTCACTTGTGGTCTTCTGTGAATGAAGACAAGCCAATTGGCGAGTTGGCTCCAACACAAGCAATAAATTCCGATCAACGTTCTAAAAAAGACTTACCGACAATGGAGAGTATTATGGCCCAACGTGACAATGACGTTTCTTTCATGAAGCCCAACAACCCCCCTCCGGGTGGTCGTCCGCTCTAGAGCCAAGCCACGTAGGAGCCAAATGATTTAAAACCTATGATAAGTATATTCTCATTGAAGACATGGATTATCTAGCAAAGTTTAATGAAACCTTTCTAGAATTTCTAGCAGAACTGTCAAAAACATTTCCGGATGACACACAACTCCAAATGTACTCATTTGGCGCAAAGGGCTTTCTTATGTCGAGTCCTTTCGCTATTCAATCCGTTTTTCAAGAACAAGTTTGTGTTCCTTACGCCGAGAACATTATGTCAAGAGATGAAGAGTTTTTCCTTGGCAACGCCTACACAGACATCGATAGTACGGGAGATGCACTCGATATTATTAATAAGATAAAAGGTTATTGGCACCAACTCGATGATGACAACAAAAATATTGTTTGGAAATATCTTAAAGTGCTTATTGTCCTGAACCGGAAAATTGTGCAGTAATTAGAACATATTTCATGCCTTTTCTAATTTCTTATTTTTCAAGATTCATACTTTGATTTAAAGGTATTAATCCCACGCTATTTATACGTAAGTCAATTATGTCCGAGCAATGTATCTTTGTTTTCAATCAATATTACTGGGATCTTTTAAAGAAGAGCAAAGACCTTGCAAAACAGAAGAAAGAGGTGAGCAAGCCGGCGCGCAATATTCTTCGGGCCATTCGCAGCAACTACACAAGCTTTGACAAATCAAGCATTGAACATCTTGAATTTTTCAAGACTGAGGCCGCATCTTTCTGGAACGACTACACAACAAAGCCAATTGAAGAAATTGAGGCAGAGGCCACATTGTCATCATCGGCGGTCCAAATTTTCAAGGGAGTTTCGCTTGGAGATCTCTTTGCGGTTTTGCAACACCCTTATCTCTTGCATCAATACCTTGTGATATTTGGTCTCCTTACAGAAATCAGCGATCCCGCACCATTGGTCGAAGTCGTGAAAGCCTTTACATCTGATGAAAAATATGTGGTGGCATTTGATGCACTTGATTCCGATAGAACCAAGGAAATTGTTGGTCGTCTTCACGTATTGTATAAGAAGAATGTCCATATTTCCATGGATGAGGGGTTGCGTGACATTGAAAATACCTCGTTGGGAAAACTCGCAAAGGAAATTATGTCAGAAGTAAATATTGAAGAGCTCCAAAAGACTCTAGGCAGTGGCAACATTGCTGATATCTTTCAAAACCCCGCGGGGCTGACCAACCTCCTTTCGACCGTCAGCCAAAAGATGGTATCAAAGATGGCATCGGGCGAAATCAAACAAGAACAATTGTTTCAAGACGCGATGAGCCTTGCGGCAAAACTTCCGTCCATGCTACCCGGTGGTATGGCAAAGGATTTGGGCAACCTTGGTGACATTCTTGGCAGCATGACGGGCGGTGGCGCATCTACATCCGGTGGCGGCGGCGGTGGCGGCGGCGGCTTTGACTTCTCTTCAATGGCAGCAATGATGTCAAACATGATGGGACAGCCAAAGGCAAAAACAAACGCAGCGGGCGCACGAATGAATGCCGAAATGAAACGACAGGCCCTTGCGAAAAAGCTTCAGAAAAAGCTTGCTTCACAAAAAAAAGCTGAAGATGATGTAGAGTAAAAAAGACCGACATGGAAGAAATTTGGTACAATAAGATCGGCGATCTCTTCAATGCAAGTAATTTCTTTGAAGTGCTGCCCTCCGAAAGCATGACATTTGAGGCAAAGCTCAATGCAATCGTGCGGTTTTTTATTTACTTGGGCGTAATTCTAGCCCTTCTACGCGCCGACTATCGATATCTCTTTATGGGTATCGTCGCAGCGCTTATTTCGATCGTTCTATATGAATATGAAAAGTCAAAGCGCCGCCATGCTGAAAAATTCCTCGAAGTAAAAAACCTCGATGTAATTGACAATACCGTATGTGCTAGATCCACGTTGGACAATCCATTCATGAATCCGAGCCTGGTGGATATAAGTGAAAATCCCAATCGTCCCAATGCATGCAGTACCGACAATCCGCGTGTGCAACAACAGATTTCCAATAACTTTAATGCGCGCCTATTTCGCGACGTGAGTGACGTATATGACCGCATGTCCTCTCAACGCGAGTTCTACACCGTGCCATCCACAACCATTCCCAATGACCAAGGGGGCTTTGCTGAATGGTGCTATAGCACCGGTCCCACTTGCAAAGAAGGCAACGGCTTTCAATGCCTCGATAAAGCGTATCCCGAGAGTGGCTACGATGAACTTGCGCAACATCGACGCTTCGGCAACAAGACTGCTTAATACATGTTAAATCCTATTATTCGAACTTTTGGCGAGGGTGGAATAGGTCTTGATACTGGCCGACATGAATCATGTGCCTTGTTTTGATCAAAAACATTTTGTAAGAAACGGGCAATGTGTCCCGGACTCGTCTTTTTTGTGCGATTTTCACGTGAAATACATACGGCGCGGTTAAACATGTAGGTTTGTGCCTGTGCATGTGCGTGTGCCAGTGCATACGAGTGTTGCTCTTCATCAAATTTAAAAATTGGTGTTGAGGTCATTGTATTTACAGGGCGCTCATCTATATATGGTTTTTATTGTTTCTTTCCCCCTTCCATTAGCATGTCAAGGACTTCGATATTAAATAGACTTTCGAACATGTTAATGATGTTCAAATACAAGGCAAGGGCTGCATCTATAACATCACCAAAATAGTTTTTGTCCATAATTACATTTGTATCATGTGCCGTTAAAATTGCCATGGTGATGAAAATGATGGACAAATAAACCTTATAAACAGGTTTTGATACTTTTACGAACATAAAGACAATACCGGTGATGATCAAGGCGATCAAGACAAACATGAGAATCGCAGACAAGAAGGCAAAGGAGTAACCAATTTGGAACAGAGTATAACCGATCACCGACATTACCACAAATGTGAGAATGGATCCCACCAGGGCTTTATTCACAAACTCAATGTCGAACTTGTATGTTATTTTTAGCAACAAGAGTCCGATGATGATGGCAAATATTGTGAAGACTAGAAATTTCAAAGGCAGCGGCATGGGCACCAATGTCAGTATAACTATCACTAGAATCAAAAGCCCAAATAGAACCCATTTGTTCGGAATGCGACTGATGACGGATTCCATTTTTCGCCCTTGGTAGGTGATGCCAAATGATATAGCAAGTTGCACAAGTATGATTGCATAAGCGGTGAGCAAAAACAAGGAACGGTCTTTCATTTCTTTTTTCTATCTTTATCATCATATAATTATTGAAAGCAGCAAGCGTCTTCTTTTTTTGGCGATTTCCAAAGCTGAAGGTCGTCGGGGCTCTCAAATACCTGAACTCCAATATCTTTGAAAGGAGCAAGCTCTACGGGCACCACTACAGGCACCACTGATGGCACGACTGGCACCACTTGCGCCTCATCCACAACATCCGCCACTGGAACCACGGTAGAAGACCTCTTTTTTAGTTGTTCTTTGTGGTTCTTTGTGGAGGGAATGAGTTCAGGACATTCGCGAACGTCATAGGAGGCTCCAAGAACAGGATGTTGAGAAAACTTTAGTCGTTTGAGTTCTTGATGAACCTTGGACATAATGACAAATAGGTTGCGATGGGTTTCGTGGTCTTTTAGCACTTTTAATAAGCAGGCTGTCAAAGCCCCGCTAAACTCACCCAATGCAGCCACACCACATGCATCTGCTGATGTTTGGTCGTCTTTACATCCCGATAGTGTAATGATACGGCCCTCAACATTGCATGTTCTATTTTCAATCTTGCGGGTACGGTGTTCGTCAAAGGAGTATTTCAAATCGCCCATGGAGCCAGAATGGCAACAATCGAATACGCAAATAACGTGCGTCTTGGGGTTGAACTTTTGAAAGAGATCATTGATGTCGTCATCGACTATGAAGCCATTGGTTTCGTAATCACTAGGAACAAGGCATTCGTCGAGGCCATCCTCTTCATCGCCTTTTTTATCGACAATGCTCGTTCCATGTCCGCTAAAGTGAATCCATACGACGTCCAAGTTGTCCTTCCATGTCTTATCCGCACATGCACGAAGATGCTTTAGCATGCCGTGTTTGCTTGTGTCCCTTTGATGCAAGTCATCAGTAAAAGCAGTCACGTCAAAACCGAGGCCATCTCGGAGGTATGCTTTCATGAGATTGACGTCATTTACGCATCCTCTGAGCTCACCGGACTTACAATGAGCATAATTTAGGCCAAAAAGAAGAGCAAAGCGGGTCATGATAAAAATCATTAGATTATTTTCTTTAATACCTTCAATACAATGAACCCAGTCATCTTGCAATCATTAATCACAAGTCTCCAAGACCTTCTCGAGAACAAACAAGTCAATGCTAATTCCGCCATGTGCATCATCGCAAAAGGCATGGAACTGATGGCCAACTTCAAGGATGTGTCTGGTAGTGAGAAAAAGAAGTACCTCATAAAGACCATTGAGATCGTTGCAAAGGGCAAAGATGGTATTTTTGGCACTGCCGATGATTTGATTCCCGAGAGCACGGCCAAGACATTGACACTATTTTTGGAACAAAACCTCATTGAAGACACTGTTCAGTTGCTTATGGATGCTTCAAAGGGGAAACTCAACCTCAACCAAGTACAACATGTTGGTATGGGCTGCTTGTCATTTTGGAGCCAAGTTTGTTCGAGCATGTCAAAGCCGAAGACAGCATCAAAAGTCAATTTGGAAATGGCCTAACTCTAAAACGGTGGGAATCCAACAGCCAATCCGTCGTCTATTGCGAAACCACCACCGCCTTCCATGTCCAGCGAAGAATGGTTGGTGCCAATATAGTAGAAGACCGTCACGGATAGCAATAGTATAAAGAAGAATATTGAGATGGAGTGCTTTTGATCTTCATTATCTTTACTTTTGATCTTATCATACATAATATAGACTACAATTGAAACAATCAATGCATAAACAAACCAAATGTACATTGATATCTATCTAATCATAGGGCTCGCCTTTATTTTTGTTAAAAAAACGCATTATCTCGTTTTCTACGAATCAGCTGCGCCAATGACTTTTGTTTGATGCGCGATTTATTGACTAGCATTTGATGATATGGTACATCTTTGGATACTGCATCTACTGTGTTGGCAGTCTCGCCATCGTCATTTTCCACATCTTCTTCTTTGTCTTCTTGTTCGTGTTCTTTTTCCTTTTCTACATCAATAATTCCGTGAAGAGATGGAGTCTGATTTTTGGGTAAAATTTCAACACTTTTACGAATCTCTTCTTCCTTGTTCTCGTCCAGAACTACTGGCGATGTGGGCACTGTCCGCTCTTCGACTTCAACTTCGGTATCTGTTTCTTTTTCGGGTACTACCAAAACAAGTGCATCATTTTGCTCTACCTCTACCTCGACCTCTACTTCGACCTTCATATCAATAGGCTCTTCACGTGCAATATCTTCTTCTGTGTCACTCGCTTCCATCGGCGTTTCACTAACCGCCTCACTTGCTGCTGCACTTACCGTTTCAATCGGCGTTTCACTAACCGCCGCTTCGATTTCATCATCAGGCTCGGCTTCGTCATCGGATGGATCACTCTCGGCACTATCATTTGAGCTTGAACTAGAGCTTGACGTGGAGTTTGTGCTCTTTTTGGGCACAACGATAGACTGCACGAGCATTTGCATTGGAAGAGAGTCACGGATTGCACTTTGAATGGCTTTGCGGATTAGTGATTCGCACACAGCAATATTTTGTTGTTGTTCGGCGATTTTGAGTTTGTTGTCAAACAAGAACAGTCTCTTCCAAAATGATCTCGCTGAACTTACAAAACATCTATGTACAAACGTATCAAGGGTGGGGATTTTTAGTTTCACATTGTCCCGCTCACTAGCGGTCGGTTTTGTGCTTGCTAGGAGAACCTTTACATATATTGTAAAAACGGCTTTCACAAGATCCGACAAGTAATCGCATGGAATGCTTTTGACTTTTTCATGAATGAAGTCTTGGTTCCAGACAGGCACCTTTTCAAGCTCTTTCTGAAATTGCTGTAGTTTCCCACCACATGCCAAAAAATCCCCATGCATCGACTCGTAAATGGGCTTGATTAGTATTTCACAAAGATGCTCTGTGTATTGTGCCTTGGATTCTAAAAGGAGATCGATCTTGTTCGTTTTCATGTGTCTTACAAAAGAGTATTTGCTTTTAAGTGAAAAATAATCATGTCATTCATGTCGATGGGCTAGTTGGGGAGCCCCTTGCGGAGCCCTTTGCGGAGCTTCTTGTGGAACCCCTTGCGGAGCTTCTTGCTGAGCTAGTTGGGGAGTTCTTTGTGGAGCCCCTTGCGGAGCCCTTTGCGGAGCTACTCGTTGGGCTTGTTGTTAAGCTTTTAGTCGAGTTGGCGGGAGGATTGGCCAAAATGGATTCGAAAAAACTCAAAGCTTGTTTTTTTCTAGCGTCATCAAATGATCGAAATGCAACTGCAATTGTGGACAAAAAGTCTGATCTGAACACATATTTACGGCCCCAGTAACAAGCATTTTGAAGGTATTCAAATGCCATAAATTTAAATTTCGGAATTTCATCATAAATTAATGTATAAGCCTTTAACTCGTACATAAAACGATTGGCATTTACAAAATTCATTAGCTGATCACCAGTTGGATCGTATTTATCAGACATTACAACTATTTTTTCCATGTAAGATACAAACATCTTGTATATAACAGGTTTGAAGGTTTGTGCCAAACTCGATTTATGAACAGCTAATCTTATCAATGTATGGCATTCCTGTTCAGTGGCGGGGTTAAACCTTTGTATTTCCTCAATGATACGTTTTCTATATTTCTTGACAAAGTATTCATCTGTCACTAATTGTAGAAAGTTGTATGAGGTTTCGGGTACTAAAACGGATTCAATTTTTTCATTTATTGTTTTAATAAGCTCTTTATCATTTTGAATATGCTTGAGATCGATCAAATATGGAATACATGACCAAAAACTAGTTTTATATTCTTTGAGACCAACAATAAAAGCCCGTATTGCAAGATGTTCAAATTGATATTTTCTGTCAAGTGCCGATTTAAATGGATCATTGGGAAATTGTAGTTCGCGAAAGAAAAACGGATGGTCTAAAATGTCTTTTATTTTTTCAATACTTGATTGCATGCGTTGATTGAACAATGGATTATCTGCGTTATAACGAATGATACTTGACACTCGATCAGACTTTTGAGTTTCTTGGTCATCAACTATCTTTTGAACTTGTCTTATGATGTTTGTGAAGAGCACCATTTGTGGATTCATCTTCTTTACACTTTCTGTGACACTCTTGTTGACATGCATAAAGTTCGTCAGCTCTTTATCCTTCATGAATCGAGACACAGACGATAGAACATCAACAGGAACGCCTTCTGTGAAGGATTTCGGTACAGGCATTTCAACGGATTGCACTTGATCAATTGCATTCTTTACAATATCATCCCATTTAGCAAGGACATTGCCAAGTTGAGCAGATTGCATTTCAGCCATTATTGCTGCCATTGTATCTTGAGAGAACTTGAAGTTCGTCATATGAGTGCAATTCTATGTGATACCAATATTTTGTTTTTCCCTAGCTAGTATAGTAAAACGACATGTCAATGGATCATTTTCAACTCATGCAATGGGTTCTCCATATTTTGGACCAGGTCAAAGTATTTCATTGGACTACAAGACAATACTCGGCCCATAAAGCTCTTGATGAACTTCATGTCTCATTGAGCGACTTGTCAGACACACTCGTAGAGGCCGTCATGGGCAAGTACTCGAAAGAGCTATCAAAAAGCAAGAATACTTTGAAATTAGAACCTGTGTCAAGCGATCCTTCCAAAGCGGTTTCATTTATTGAAGCTCAACGCGATCAAATCGAGCAAGCATACAAGTCATTCAGCAATTCAAAATCAACGGACATTCCGAGTATTTTAGACGACATGCAAAACGCTATGAATAAAGCATTATATCTTCTTACCTTACAATAAGGTTGGCGGATGAATTCCCGTATAATAATGACGGGGCTTGCCATTTTTTTGTTAGCAGTACTGTTTCATGCTTCTCTACGCTCACACGAAAAAAAAGAGGAACACTTCGAAATTATGGGTCAGAATGAAACACTTCAATATACGAATGATGATGAGACGATTGAGCCATGGACGCGACACCCCATTTCAAGCGTCCCAGGGGAAACCAAAGGAAAATATAAAACGACCTACAACTATGAGCTCGAAAATAGCGCATTTACAAGTGGATTGAAAAAGGCGTTTGGTGAAAACTGCAATGACATGATCTCTGTTGCCGACTTACGCAACTGGTCGAAAGACAAAAATCCAATGGACGCGGGTGCCTCAATGAAGGAATCGTACAACGACCTTGTGAAATGGCTGACCGCAAAAGTACAAGACTCAAACGAGCTTAAATTGGAAGGACTTGATGAACAACCAAAAATACAAATCGTGCATGATAGATGGATATCATTCAGAGAACAAAAAAATGCAGAATCCAATTCCATTTTATTTCACCTAGAAGTGCTGTTCTATAGGGAAGCCAAATACCATGGGAAACACTACGAATTCTGGATACGTTCGTCGGATTCCGGTTTTGGTTTGGACTTTGTGGTTATAGCTGTGACCTTCAAGGGTATGGTTTTTGAAGACCAAATTGCCCTCTTCCCTGTGTTGGGAGTGGATTCTATCAACTTGCAACAACAATATGCGCCACCATTGAAGTAGGCGATCACTTGCATTCGATAATGGGATTGATATGTACTTGGTATGGGTTGTCTTTGAGAGATGCCAAGATATTCGAGTCCAAACGATCTTGGTTTGGCAAGTCATTGACGTATTTGGTTGCATCACAGGCTTCAACTCGCTTGGGACCTTGTTGATAGACACGTGAAATGTTGCTGACATCACGTTGAGTCATGCTGTCGCCCACTAGTTTCTTGCTCTCCATATCAATGCCCTCTTTGGCAAACGGCATCTTGTGTTTTTGTGTTGTAGGAGTGCGTCCCGTGGCAATGTTGATGGCCTCTTTGGTGCCATCGATTGTTGCATTGTACGCCGCTTCTTTAGACATGCCTCTGTGGTCAATTCCACTGCCGGCGCCACCAATATGGTCGTTTTGACTGATGAATTGTTTTTGTGTAGCATACACTGTGATAGGAATATGTGTGTAAGCACCCTTGCGACCCACGTCGCCGCCCACGTAACCTGCTTGATTGTTGTTGTCCGAAGTTGTCTCACGATGTGTAGTCTTGGCAACCGAGTCAGGGTTATAAACAATGACCTTGTATGTATGTGCTGACACGTTTCTCGTGGAGTCCTCAATTGGTAGTGTTTCACGATTGGTTGTCTTTGCTGTATCGTCGCTGGTTACCGGAACGGCGTCGCGCCCACGAAGATTCATGATTGTTGTATCATGGATGGTTGTTTCCTTGATAGTGGTGCGCATCATATGATTCACGGGATCATAAAGGGTTGCTTTCGCAGGAATTTGCGCTTGCATGGTACCAAACGTGCGCGCAGCATCAATTGTGTATTCCTTCGGAGTGCGCTTTAGCATATCCGTGAAAGGTGCAATGATCGATTTCACGATGGACGTCAAGTTACTGACGGTGGTGCGCGTTTGTGTGGTGGAACGCTCATTCTCGCTGATACATGTCGTGCTTAGGCCATAATCATCTTTGTCACCAATACCGGGTTGTGTTGATTGAGCAGCACCTTCGTAATGAACATGTGTGTCAGTGCGTGCCACAGCTTTCAAGAGTTGGGTTGGACGCTCCATGTCTTTGGTGATCGCCCCCGTTGTCTTGATCCATTGATCGGGTGATTGTTCGTGGTATGTGTCCGGGCGATTTTTCTCCATGTTTTGAAACAAACCGCGTTGCTGAGTTCCCTTTTGTGGGCCTTGAAACGGAATTTCAAAGGTAGTTTTGGGTTTGCTGAGTGGGCGCAACTCATCCACTGTCTTTGGACGCACAAAGTCGAGGGTTTCCCCTTGTTGAAAACCGCCAGATGGGTTTGAAGTGAAACCGGCATTCAGACCTGGGCCGACGCGGATTTGTTCGATTGGGAATTCATTGTTTCGCACTACCGGTGTTTGCAAATAGCCTTGGTAGAAATCAGAATTGTTTTGCATTCCGCACACATTGCCAGAATCCTTAGTGAGCTCGAAGAAGCAGCCGACCTCCTCCTTGCGGCGATGGATCTGGTCGTTTGTAGCACCGGTATAGTGTTCGAGACGTGATTCATTTGCAAACGGATTGATGTTTTGACGCACGCGTCCTCCAAAGAAGGGTTGCATGTTGTTGTGCGTTGGTTGCCCTGCAGCCGACGCCACCGCAGCCGTTTGTTGCGAGGGCTGTGTAATCGGCTGGAACATATCTGCATACGCGGGACGCGGAACTACACCGGTTTCCATCGGGCTTTGCGATTTATTCCACATGCCTTGTGCTGCGGTCTCCTCCTCGCGTCGCACTTTGGACCAATGCTCGGAGTGATACACATTGTCCATGGACGGCATAGGGGTTGAAAAGGTTTCTTGTTTTTGTTGTTGGGCTACGAAATTGGTGTTACGCTCTTGCTGAAGCATGTATCCCATTCCTGACAAGGCCGCACTTGCATAATTTTCCATATTATGAATCTCTACTTCATAACACGATAAAAAATAACTTTACTCGAATGCAAGTCTTATAGTGCAACTACCGAGTAAGTGTAATCGTAGGTGATTTCAACGTCACCGTGCTTGATTGTAACGGGCTTGTCGAGCTTCACTTTCTTACCCTTGTAAGCAAAGACGGCGCCATCACTGCCGCGAGTGGTTTCGCGGATTTTGAAGCTTACGACGCGTTTGCATCCGTGATGGGCTTCTCTGAACTGCTTGCGCGCGGCCTTTTTTGCGGCGGCCGCAGGAGTGGAAGCCTTGAAGCGACCACCGGTGACCTTGACTTCGGACTCTTCAATTGTGAAAGTACGTTCAGACATCTGTTGTTTGTTCTAATTTTCATGTAGATAAAAAAATAGACGCACTTAGAGCGAGTTACCTTGGCGCTTGAGGTTCTCGCACGAGGTATATGTGGGAGCATATGGGTTTCCCGGGGCCTCCGCGCCGCAACCTTTTGGCGGCGTCCATGTATATGTATTTGTCGATGGGTCGGCAAGGTTGTTGATCGTCGGCGGTAGCATTTTGGAGTCGTCGATCGGCTTGGGAATGCATGCCTTGTGGTTGTCCTTTGCAACCGTGCGGTAATTCACGTTCCATTCAAAGGGAATGATTGCTTTATCTTGGGGATCATAGCACAACCACTCCCATCGGTTCCATCCGGTACCGCGAAGGGTGCAAGGGGGATTCGAGAGACGCGTGGATTCAGTGGGCGCCATGCATGATCGCGCCGCCTGTGTGCCTGCGGGCGCACAACCACCTGCAGCCTGGTATTTGCTAGGCAAAAACTGTTCGGTGCTGCATTTGCTTGCCTTGTAGTTGAGGCCGAGCAATTCACTGCCAACATCAACGGTCGAGCCGGGTCTGCAAATGCCGGGACCCCATGCTTGGTAACGCAACGAGGGATCGGCGGGAATATCTTTACCACACGTTCCGCAATCGTTTGCCGGCGTGCTCAACATGTACATACCGGGACCAATAGAGCGTCTAAGTTGTTCTTGATAAGTGCAAGAATCTTGACGTAATGATGTTTGCGACATATATTCTAAAAAAATAAAGAGATAATAAATGGCATACTTCATCTATTTTCGACAGTGATTTAGTTCCATCGACGGCGGTAAGGGAACCGGCTTGTATGCAATCATTTGGCAACGCGGGAGGTGCTCCATTTTGGGCGGGGGAGATTTGGAGGGAGCGTGTTGTTTGCCTGCACACATTGTTGCTTGACGTGTCTGCCCACGCAATTCGCTTTCAAGATCCACAAGATTACCTTGCACATGAGACACGGCGGGGCCGCTTACGAGGCCGAGCTCGTGGCGGCACTTATTTTTATGTTCATAGCGAATGGGATTCATGATGTATCCTAGAATGCTGACGCTTTCCTTTGTTTGTCTTTGTTGCGTGCATGAGTCGTACATAATACGGTTGGAGCTCATTGTTTCTTACCTTTAGTGGGTTTTTTAATTTTTGCAGCCCTTTCTGATAGTTGCTTCCTCCCCCCGTGTGAATCGTTCCTTTCTAAAATGACTTTAACATCTTTGAGAAGTTGTTGCAAATTTACTGTTTTAGTTTGCGGGGATAATAATTGGCTCAAACTCTCCCGTCGTTGTGTGGTTTTTGTTTCTCGTGGCATATGACTGATGAATTGCTCATATCTTTCAGCATTTATAGCATGTATGGGATTAACTGTACTTTGTTGAACTCTTTGGATAAATTTACTTCTAGCTGTTGCATTTCGAGTTCTGTTTTGCTCTGTCTCGTTATGAAGATCAAAAAAGGTAGGATTATGCAACAAAGGTCCAAAATGTTCTTCACGCTTTCTTTGGATTTTACGTTGTATACCACTCAAAGATGGCGTAGGCAACGTAGCTTTTACTTGAGGTGATTTGATTGAGGGAGGAGTTTTAGTAACTTGTGAATGTCGTAGGTTCGGACTTTCTGGCTCCCGAACTCTCTTTTGTGGCATTTGAATTTCTTCTTAATCAATGTAAATAAAAATAAGGACCATGACCTAGTGAAGCTTGGGGCGTCCAGACCCAACAGTAGAAAATTGGCGGCCGCAGTTCTTGAGGAACTCTTGGCGACGAACAAAGTCACGGGTGTTATCACCGCCACGTATCCATGGCTCGACTGTGGTTTCAGCGGTCTGAATATCCTTCATGCAGTCGAGAAGGGGGGTGGGGTTGTTTGTTCTTAGCTCCATAATGGATTTCTTGCAAGAGAACTGCACGCCCTCAAGAGTGGTGCTCGAGATGCCTTGTTGCAGGGGCATTTCTTTTTCAGGGGCGGGAACACCAGGTTTTAGGTTGGGGACACCCTGGAAAATGCGCTCAAATAGTTGAATTCGGCAACGGTCGCGAGTCATTTGGTTGGGATCATTGCGTAGCGCCGAGTATGAATCGACGGCGCAACCATCGGCGACACCGTAGCCAATGCGAGCGCGTAGATTGGGGTGCTCGTACTGGAAATCAGGAGAGCGCATGTTGGGCGCTTTGCAGTCGGCTTGTAGATGTTGGAAGCTCGTCCAAGAATAAATGGCGCTGTTTTGAGCATCTTTTGCCTCTTGTGCGCAGCAATCACTTCCATAGCGGCGGGAATCTAGGAAAACTTGCGGTTTTTGCATCTCTAATCCTTAATGCATATTAAAATTTACAATTCATCTATAAATTACACTCCAACCTCAACCATGACCAAAGTATCTAATTACCATCTTGTGAAATTCATTTTGGAGTCGGACCGTGGTGACACAGAGCCGCACCAATGGATGAAGAGAATTGCGCGGATCTTCAATGACCGCATTCCAACATGCCTATTGAATGGACTCATCAAAAAGGATTCGGACCCCACTATTGTGCAGCTTTGTGAGAAGTATCATATGTCCAATGTGGTTGCGAGCCTCAATGCTTCTGACCGAGAACAAAAACAAGTTAAAAAACATAACGAGTGGCTTCGCCGCTGTCAAGAAAACAACGCCATGAACAAAAAGGAGGCAGAAGAGAAGCGAAAAGCACAAAACAAGATTATGCGAATAAAACAAACCAAAGACTTTGAAGGATACATCGACAAAATTCGACCGACTTGGGAGAAAATTCACGACGATTTGGTGCAAAAACGCAAAGAGGACATCACCCACTAGATGTATGATGTATTTCTTATTTCATTGTACGAGTATGCATTCCCTTTTATACCAATTCTGACAAAATGACAAAATTGCCATTAATTTTTGCTTTTTCATTTTTATTGCCCTAATAGGCATTCCGAGAATTGTAGGTGGGGCGACTTTCAAAGTCCTCGCGCTCTACCTCCACCTCAATCTTGCTAAGGAGAAAGCTCTTCGACAACATATCATCTATCACATTCTGCATCTTATCGAGCATATCATCATACTCCTCGGCACCCTCAAGCTCATACCTGATCGTCCGGTGCTCCATACGTTTCATGTCACCAATGAAGGTAGGGTTCTCCATGACATGAAAAATGAAAACCAGCGACTTCACGTCGTCATCTTCAACACCGGCTTTCGCAAGCGAATTTATGACAGAAAACCCATCCTTCGGCATCATAAAGCTGTGTTGAGTAATGTTCCGCATTGTTGTGTGTGACTTGGAGCTTTGTGTTGTTGTTGCCGTTAATCTAACGAAGGTCGATCAAATTTTCGTCGAGGACTATGTTTTTATTTACAATTATGAGATAGCCTTGGTCTGCAGGGCATTTTGGGCCAGGAAGACTAATAGCCTTTGCTGACACGGATGACGGGTTGATTTTTCTTTTTTATGATTTGAGGGTTGTAAGGGCCATCTTCATCTTCGTCCGGTTTTCGCACAAGGCCCATGGATTGACGCTCGGACTCGAGTGCCTGCAAGTTCCAAAGCTCGGGAGAGCACAGCTTGAAGTTTTGGCGGTCGGTTGCCTTGTACCAATAGACTTGATCCTCGATTTTATTGCTCTGTACCTTATTGTCAATAACAAGGCACTCGTAATTTTCTGTGCATTGCAACATAACTTGACTGAAGGCGTCGTAGGAATCAAACATACCCGCGTACTGTTGATAGATTCTCTCGCGTTGCTTGACCTGATTTTCTCTTAAAATAAATACGTAATCTACGTTTGCACGTAGATGCGGAGGAATACCAAGGGGGTACTGCATGGTGATGAGAAAGAACACTTTGTAATGCCGACCATTCATGAAAAGACATCTGATGTTTTTATCCGACGGCCATGACTTATCGTAAAGGCAATCGTCCAAAATCAAGAACGAACGAGGATCAATGTCGGTGTGACCTTTTTGCATGGCTTCTGTGTTGAACTGATCTGTCAGCTTGGTTTGACGATCTAAGTACTTGCTAATGATTGAAGGCTCATACTCATCATAAATCAACATGTTCGGAACAAACTTTTCAAAGAAATGATTGGCCTTTTCCGTCGGCGATATCACGACGCCGACAGGCATGCTTTGATGATGATACATGATGTCTCGGAGCAAGAAACTTTTGCCGGTGTTGCGCTTCCCAATGAGCAAGACCACACTGTCATCTTTGAGATTACGCACGTCAAACTTTTTCAGCTCCAACTTCATATTACTCTATTAATTCCACTCTGCATATGCACTATAAAAACTTTCAACGAGCATAAACGAACAAAATACCCTAACATATATGTAAGGATGCTCAAGGCCATCAAACGTGTTCATGAAAGCACGGCAAATATGCCTCTTGTCGCAAAGTACATCGGGGTTGATCCATCCATCCTTGAAGAGTTTCATGACAGCACATATGCATTGTCCGACATCAAGAGTTTCACAAACACATTGGCATTCTGCTTTTGTATAACTTTATCGAATGTCAAAATACAATATTACACTGCAGTCAAGCTAAATAGATTTGACATTTGCAAGTTGAAGAAATGTGCGCGCCGCATATGCACGATCACGCAGTTGTTCAACCACAACCACAACCAACATAGCACGTATGAGTTCTTCATTGTACCACATACATCTAAGCGAACATTTCCAAATCCGAACGGCAAAGAACTTGTGGGCGCACAACACATAAATGGCGGCTTCACCTATGTGAATTCCAATAAAATTTACATTTTTCGCCTAGAGGAATTTCCGAAAGTGATGCTTCACGAAGTCATACATCATCTCCCTTATCACACTCAAGCATGGCCCATTGACATTACCAACAAATTTTATACACTTTTTAACATTGATGCGACCGGGTGTCCGACACAGTGCAACGTGCGACTTGAGCCCAACGAGGCGGTTGTTGAGTTTTGGGCGACCATCTACCAACTAATGTTCATTGCAGCCGAAACGCCCAATGAACACGAGTCGCGCTTTGAGTCACTTTTGAGAAGCGAACAGCAATGGAGCAGACAGCAATCCAACATACTTTCACATTACCGGACAAGAAACACCCCGTGGCGCGAAGAGACTCATGCGTTCTCATATATCGTTCTTAAGAACATACTGTTGCAGAATGCAAAATCTTTCATGAAATTGCAACCTCCTTATGAAGCCCAATCCATCTACAATTTTATTGAAAATGCGTATAAAACAAATAAAAAAGTAACTTCAATCACGCGCTCTCACGCGCGCTCGCAATCACGATCAATGCGCATGACACGTTTTGGAGATTTATAAATATCACTCAACCTTGATGCTTCGAATCTTGTTTGCCCAACTTGTACCCTGAAACATGGTCACGAAATTTAAATTATTGGAGCTCGTAACAAAGGTTTTACTATGTCCCTTGAAATTTTGTTTTTCAAAGACGATTACCCGTCTTCCTCTCGGAATAACAAGTGATTTAATCTTACTATCTACGGATGATGGAAGATTTTTATAGGATCCAACAACCATTTTACTTTGAGTGCCTTGATAATTAATGGACACATGAACCTGTATAGTGTTCGGTGGGAGGGTTGTTGGATCCGTGGGCGGCGGCGGTTGTACGGGAAACGCAGGCTGTGGAGGTAAAACAACATTTTGATTGACCATGCTAACGTCGAAGTAAATCCAGTAGTCCTTGCCGTCATATGATAGGTATTTATGGTAGTCACCTATAACCTTCCTATTCCTCAATGAGTCCAAGACACTTCGGAGGAGCCGATCACGCTCCGATCGCATTGATGTGATGAATCTTTGTTTTGCATTGTTCCGGAGAATGGTATTGTCATAATCTGCAGGAGGAGGCGGTGCAAGATAGCGTCGAGGTGGAGGATACCATGGAATGAAAGGTGGCCTCCATCTGGGCCTCGATGATCCTCCTCCCATGTCACTATGTTTTCTATTTTATTCAAACCTTTTTAATCTTTAACGTTGAGGCATCCATGGACCATCGGGGCAATAACTTCTTACCACTGTACAATCGACTTGATTGTATCGTGGATGCTGATGATATTCATATGAATTTGGTGAGTAATAGCGTTTTCTGCGGTTTTCGATCTTGTAAATCGTACCATCTGAACAACGAACGTTGCCGTCAAGAAATGGACACGTTGTGTTGAATTCAATCGGCTTGTCCAGATCCGTGACGAGCTCTTGCATAGTGATTCCATGTGAATTTGACATTTGACGGGTTGTATAAACAGTACTCACTGGCGTTGAGATAACATTATTAAAAGTTGCATTCATCGAGGTGACATTGGCAATTTTCCCACAATGATTCCAAAACACGCGCATCACGGGGTATGTATTTGGAATTCCACCAAACACGGCTTGGCCATTTTGGATGCGCACATGGAAAAGGACCTTTGCGAGTTCGTATAGGTTAGAGTGGGGCGTGATGTTTTGATAGTTCAAGACAAATGACTTGACATCTAATATGGTGCCGTTTGCCTTATTGACTTTGACACCCAAGAGCCAGTGGCGGTGAAACGAATCAAGCTTACTTACTTCCGACGAAGGAACCACATATTGCGAACAAAAATCTGATTTGAGCTCATTATGTGCAAGTGTCTTAAAGTCTAAGCGATGATTTCCCATACCATTTACTTTGATTTGAGTGCGTGACTGGTTCATCTGTTTTAATCCAGGTACAACTTTGTCATGGTAGCAAAAAGCCCATGTGTTCGGGTGGCCAAGACCACTTTTATTTGCATTTTTCACGGGGCTATTGGCAAGCTGCTTCCAATTTCCAAATTGAGTTTTGCATTGATGTGGAAAGGGCAATTTCCTACTATTCATGTCATTTTGTACTTTTTGTAATGATGTCCGTTGCGCTACAGTTAAATGTGGGCTTCGCAATTTAAGTGCAATCTCCTCCTCTGTTTGGAAATACATATTGGCATCACATTCTGGCTTGTTATTTGTATAATAAACATCACATGGCACAATGTCATCATCGACAGAATATGATCCACGATAAATGTCAATGAAATCTTCTTTTGTGTTTGCACGGGCCCGTTTCAAAGCGATGTAGAGCAAAATACATGCTACAATGGCAACGACAAATATCATAAATTGTTTCATGACATACAACAGACTGAGTATGGTGCCAATCATGAGAACAACCGTGTTGGTACTCATTTGATCTATGATCCGTTACATATTAAACAGAAATAAACTCGCCATTATAAAACAAAGATGCCTATCGAGGACGTTGATTTTCTAAAGCAAAATAGTATCAAACAATCGTATATGTTTTTAGTGAATAGCAAAGACCGCGACAAGCTTACACATAGAGATCCATCATCCTATACGGTTGAGTTCGAAAATCCTTTCCAAAACGTCGTGGGTTTCGAGGTCATTGATGCAACTATACCACGTACAATGTACAATATTGACGTATATAACAACTCAATACGCTTCTTCATTTACAGTGTAGCCGGAATTCCTGATGTACGGAGCGTTTTGTTATCGGATTACGAAGAGGCGTTCATAGACCCTGGTGACTACTCACTGCAGACCCTTGTACCTGCTTTGAGTGCTGCAATGGAAATGCATTTGAATAACTTGGTTACGCAACCACTTGCTCGCATCACAGCACATGCACTTTCCGATCCTCCTGAGAAAAAGAGTAAGTTGCGTTTTTCATGTCCTTACCCATTTGTGTTTGATATGAAAGGATCCACAATCGCCGAGTCAATAGGATTCGATGAGCTTGCGCGTCTCACTGAAAATGCATTGAGTGTCTTGAATAGACGATACGATTATATCATTGCGTCCGAAGAACAAACCATGTCGTCGAAATTTCAGAATCATCAACTTTATAAAAGTGTTGATCTTCCAATCTCTCAGGCGCAGGGCGAGCTCATTACGGCATTTGAGGGCCCACGAGGTGTCTTGAGAAGCATAAAAATAAGTCCCACCGCATGGGCAGCTCAGCGTTTTACCGTACCAACAGCTTGCTATTTCACGCGCATATACGCTGCCATCACAGCCGCAGATGGACTTGCAGACAATGCCATTCAATGTGAATTGCGAAAAGGATCTGCGTCAAGTCCATTTAACGGCGCTGAAAATGTTGTTGCACAAGCCAACATTGCAATCTCATTTCTTGATGGCACGCTATCCGATTCAGAACCGCTGAGCAATCCACCGCTTTTGTTACCAGGAGTATTTTACTGGGCAGTGTTTAAAAATGAGAATGAGCTAGTGAGTATTTACTATAATGACGTAGTTGATAACAAAACGACCATGCAAGTAACAAGCACAAGTGGAGCGACTTGGTCATCACTCGATTTTGAAGATCTCAACTACAATCTCAGCATTCGAGTGGAAGTGAATGAAGAATTTCATCAAGTCATTGCGCCAGGAATATACTCATTGATTGGGGAAAAGTACATTGTGTTACGCTGCAATGAAATAGAAGAAAACAGTTACCGTTCGCTCGCTTATAGTAAATACAATCTAGGCCTTGCTAAATTCAAATTGGGCGTCGTTGGCTACAGCGAGAACCGCCAAGATTTCAGCAAGGTTCCGCTGCGAGAATTCCACCCGATTGGAAAATTAGCAAGATTGACCATTCGGTTTGAAACCGCCAAGGGAGAAATTTATGATTTCAAGGGGGTGAATCATACAATTACATTTGCCATTCACTACTATGAGCCTATAAATCATGCTCGTTTTGAACAATCTATTTTGAATCCAAACTACAAGCAGAATTTCATAGACTACATGTATCGACAAGACGACCAAGAATCGGACAGTGATGATCAAGAAGTAGATTATTCAAGGGATCGCATAAACGATTATGAATATCAAGAGCAACGTAATCTTGAAAGCCAAGTTAGACTACGGGATCTAAAAATTATAAATGGAACTGAACATGCTTTTGACGATTAGCGATTCGCGTTGTGGTGAGCGATTAGAGTTTCTTTGGTTTTTGCATCATCTTGATCTTCATGACACTGCCTGTGAATGATGAGAATTTCTCAATGTTGGGGTCACTCTCGGCCGGTTTCGGTTCTTCTTTGACGGCATTGACGACGGGTGCTTTGGCGGCGGCGGCCTTTTCGGCAAGAGTGGCATCGGCGGCAGGCGCAGCGGGGGCTTCAGCTGTCTTTGTCATTTTGGACAAGAATTTGTCAATTATTTTTTCGTTTAGGACACCGCTTTTCATGAAGTCCTTGATTTGGTTCTCAGAGAACTTTCCGGTTTGTAGTCCTTCGAAGAGCTCTGCCTCTTTCTTGGAAAACGGCTCGGTGGTATCCGCTTCGGGTGCATCAGTGGCCTCCATGTCGCCCTCAAAGAACTCCATGCGGCAGCGGCAACCAAACACGGTGAAAAGGATAACGGCAATGAGCAGACCAAAGCCCAATGACATCAAGATGATATCTTTTGTTATTTTCATGTTTTGTTCTATACATGACTTATAAAAAATATTTAACCTTCCTTTCCAAAAAAAGACTTTGCCTCTTGTAAGACTTCATTCACGAATTTGCTATTTCGTAACTTGATGGATATTTCCAATATTCGCTTCAAATGCACATTATTCGGATTTGACTCTTGATAGTACAAAGCGCGCTGCAGGAATGCATGAACCACGTCAATCGAGCAAAAGTGAGATATTTCTCTGTGATGTATATCTTGTACAAAGTCCTTTTTTTCGTCCAACCTCATCCAAACATTGTCACCAGCATACTTGAAGTGGTCTTTTCCAAGATGATGTAAAATTTGTGCCACACTAAACTCGCATCCCTTATTGTTGGCACAAATGTCAATGAGCTTACTGATGTCACCGTCTTGTTGGATGGACATTCCCTTATATACACTAGTATTCTTCTTTTATATAGGAACCTAGTTGATCATCTTGAAAAACAAGACCACAATTTCGCCGACTCCATCCTCGTGACATGTTTGCCTCTTTCGTAGGAAATAAACGACCGTTCCATACATACCATTCAAAGGCAGGGGTGGGTGCTTCCATTTCGACTTTCAACATGAAATCAATGGTATAAACTCCCTTTTCCCGCTTCACTGTGGCGTCATACATTTTCTTAGCCCCGTTTAAAGTGACAAGCATGGCATGTGTGCAAAAGACCGGTCCGCGGTCTATGTGACTTGAGCTTTCAAAGCAAAATTGACTTCCCAGAAATATAACATCAAAATTGGTGGGTGTCTTTTCGTAGTACAAGGGCGCAAGTACTTTGAAGTCAGGATGAAAGAGGACATCGTCTTCAAAAATCATTGCCATCGGAATATTTTCATTTATCATTTTTAGCCAAATGTTCGCGTGGCTCAAAAAGCACCCTTGTTTCCCTTTGTACGTATTGAACTCTTTGTCCCACTCATCAAATTTAGGATGTCCATGAGCCGACCACCCTGCATCAAGGTCTTTTTGGATAGTTGCATCAACTGCTTTGATACGTTGTATATCCAAAAATCCATTGTCCGTAATTCTTTTTGTTACAGTTTGTAATCGATCGTGACAGCGATCCATATTCACAACAAAGCATGGACACTTGAGAACGTCTGACCATGATGCCATTTTACAATCTTTTTTGTTATAAATTGTCTGTTGTTTTTTGTTTATAGAATACTCTTTAAGTTACACATCTAATATTCACGTACATCTGAACCGAAATGTTCTTCTTGAAATACAAGACCTTGGTTTCGCTTTGTCCATCCTTTTGCCATTTCACATTTGGGATCATGGAACGGTTTCCCATTCCATACATACCAAGAGAATGATGGCGATCGTGTTTCCATATGCACCTTTAGCATTGTGTCAATTGTATAGACACCGCTCGTGTATGCTTGATCCATTACAAGTTGATACAATTTTCTAGCACCTTCAAGTGTAACCATGTATGCATGAAGGCAGAAGACAGGTCCGCGCTCAATATGTGCGGTGCTTTTGAATTCCATTTGACTGCCCATGAACAGAACATCCCAATCAATGGGAGTTTTGGTGAAGTATAATGGTGCAAGCGCACTCCATTGCGCATGGAACGAAATATCATCTTCAAATATACATGCATATGGTAGTTTCATATCGATGATGTGTTTCCAAAGTCGTACTTGTGATAAAAAGATACCTTGCTTTCCTTTGTACGTGTTGAATTCGGCATCATAGTGCAAATTAACGACCGGTCGTGGTATTGTTGAACTCCACGCTTCTTCAAGCACCGTTGCATCAGAGCCATCCACTGCATCAAACCGCCGAATATCCATGAATCCGGCCTTTTGTAACTCGGATAGCGTATGCGAATACCGATCTGGCCGACGAGACAAATTGATGACAAAAGAAGGGGCCTTGAGAAGCGATTCGAAGTCCATTTAGTTTTGTGTATATTGAGTGTCTTATTATGTTTTAGTTGCTCGAGCCACTGCCTTACGAATGCGTTCAAAGTCAATTGGAGGAAGAATGGGAGAGCATTCCCATAGGTGCGTTTTCAAATAGGTTTGAATTGGATACTCGATCGGATACATATGGGAGCACCCAAACAATAGATCCTTCATCACATTCTGAATATGCACCGGCAGTATGTCCGCACTTTGAACGGGCATAATGCTGAGCAATTGAATGTCAGATGATACGAATAAGCGACTATATTGCGCAGACTCCCACTCTTTTTGGACAGTGACAACCCATGCTTGCTCTGTAAATAGGAAATTTGAAAGATCGAGAAGAGTGGGACCATAATTGTATGGGTAATACCACATAGGATCCTTTTTCATTCGCTTATAGTACCGATACGTCCAAACGATACCTTCGACAAATTTCCGACAGGCCGATAGAACCACATGAGATTCAAAAACCTTGGTTCCAAACAGTTCTTTGTAGTACATTGACCGCCACCGTGCTGCCCCTGCATTGCCGTTGGCATACAACATGTGCGCAAGGCGGGCCTTGTTTTTGGGTACGATGGGATAGAACTCGATGGCATCCATCGGCGTCTGTAGAAATGCTTTTTGTTTGACATAGTCTTCATTTACCTTTGCAATATCTACGTCCTCTGTTTTTGCAAGCTTTTCAATTATCTTGTGCAACAGCTCAACATTGATGCTACCTCCCGACACGAGAGTCGTGTCATAAGCCGCTTGAATTTCACACAATGTGCCGATCAGGCGGTCCATCCCTTGCTTTTTCAAATTCACAGTTGCAAGATGTGGCAGAAAGTCATTACCTAGCATGAAGCAAGCAACAACATAACTTTCAATTAAATCACACGATGCCGCCGAAAAAGAGTTGTCGATAAGGTCGGGGGAGCACCGAAGCTCTTGCAAAATACCTGTTCGCAATGCTGCAATGTCGAGGTACGAAATGCTAGGTTCTTCAATCGTCGATGTCTTATTCTCTCGCACAAGATAGATTTTACGATGGTGAGACAAGAGGGAAAGCATGATGAGATCAGCATCAAGTCCATGGATTGCGATTTTCTTGTCATGCAGTTTATGATCTTCAATGTGTTGAAATATTTTGTGTTCCCCCTCTCCTTCTTCGTCTGCACTACTAAATGTAAAAGAGCACTCGTGATGTGACGTGGTTTCTTTTAGAATAGTGGCCATCTTTTTCATGAATGAAGTTCCAGGAGAAATTGCGTTCGTATCCCAAATGACATTTTTACCCTCCATTTTGTGACGAAGGATTGAAAGGTACCGGCGTTTCCTTTGCTGGTTAATTTTGGCGACAGGCGCAACACCATCAATGAAAATACCACCACCACATGCGGGTTCCAGCCGTTTCATTAGATCCAATGTATATTTCCATGACTCCGTGCAAACGCTCTCTTCAAAGGCCTCTTTATGAAAGCTTGTGCTATTCTCATTGTCGCTTACTTTGCGAAGAACATTTTGGCAAACCGGATGAATAATTCCATTGAAGTCGAAAAAATAGAAATCTACAAATGGCTTGGTGGAATGTAGGATCCCTTTGTATTTTTGGGTGATCACGTAAAAATAATATGGAATGCCCATTTTATCCTATAGTCGGTGATTTGAATAATATCTTCTACTATCAATTTTTATTCAAGTCTTTAATATTTTATTTTCTCAATACGTAATATAGAATAACCTCAATGTCCCTCTTCAACGTGTTTGTCGGCGTTCCCCAATCCAAGCTAGCTGGTACCGCAATTTTGATTGCTGTTATTGTTGTGGGCCTAACCATCCTTTTCGGAAAGGGTGCCGTTCCCACTGGTCAAAAACTGGTCGTGGCCCTGGTCATGTTCCTACTTTCCCTGCCCGCCATCCTCCTCACCCTTTTCCAATTGAACTGCATGGTGACTGGTGCCGGCTTCAAGAACCAACGTTGGTGGTGCGGACTATACGCCTGGTTCGTGTCTCTCATGATCCTCTTCTACTCCGCCGTCCTCGTCATCGTTGCCCTAATGAACATGGTGAATGACAAGGCCGTCGAGAAATTCCAAGACGTGCAAGATGAGGCCACCAAGCAAGCAAAGGAATACTTCGAGACTCAAGAGGCCAAGGTGGAGATCAAGGGCCCCGTAATGGAGGAGCCCCCCGTGCCGGAAATGCCCGAAATGATGAACGGTGAAGAATCTGGCCTAGAAGGCATGGAGCCCGAGACTTTCACTTGCAGCGGCGCCCCGCTATGAAGCCAAGGCTGATCATTGCCAAAACAAAACTGACAATAACCGCCACATCTAACAGTTTGGTACCCATTTTTTTTGTAACAA